GGACATGTCATGGTCATCTGTTTTATTTGTGCAGCGAATATCAATAACTTGATAGCCGCTATTTTGTAATACACAATACTCCTCGTTAAGCACGCCGCACGCCTCACGAAACGCAATCAAGATTTTCTCTATTTTGCTTTCAAGTTCCGATATTTGCGCATAGGCCGCACCGAATTCGTTGCTGTCCTCTTTAGTCCATACCTCAACATAAAACTCTTGTTTCAGCATGTTATGCACTTTATCATCTATCGGCGTACATTCTCCGCGCCCTAGCATTACCATGCCAAGCGTATCGACGCCAGCATTTTGAGGATTTAAAAAGCCGAGTTCAACTTTTCCGTCAAACCCAGCTTTTTCTATCGTGTATTTGATTTTGTTCAATAATTCAAGCCACATATTAGCCACCTCGATATAGTGGAATACATCTATATCCTGCATACTTCGCTGGCTGCCCTGTTAGTTGCTCCGCCGTGATTTGGTTTTCTAAAACCGCTATTCTAGCATTGATATATGTCAATTTCTTAGAATAATAATCGTCGTCTTGGCCGTTGCGGCTGTACTGCCCTACCAATGAGGCTGCTTTATTCATGCATGTCTCTCGATAGCAGTATAGCGTTACGAGTTCATCAGCAACGAATGAACGAATTACATCGCTCTTTTGCACGCCTAGCCGTTTAGCTAGCACATACAGCCATTGCTCGGCTTTTGTCAGCGTTGTTTCAAGCACGTTAGGGCCTAGTAGCTCATCGTCGAATGTCATCTCTTGAAATTCGTATAGCATATATCAAACCCCTTACAGTTTAATTTCTAAATGCGTGCGGTTAGCGTTTAATTCAATATCTCGAGCCACATCATTGAGAGATACATCAACCGCTTTTGCGAATATATCACGAATTTCGTCGCGGCTATGATCTAGCGCCTCATATAAGAACGGGTCTGCTTTCGTTCCCCTATGATGTACTCGTTTAGCGAACACGAACCCATTGCCACCTACAGGAACCCAACGCAAGGCCTTTTTCCTTTTTGGAAATATGTCATGCGGCCGAGTTCCATCATGCACAAACGGGCCATAATATGCGGCTTGACTGTCGATATATACCTCTGCTGTCTTATCTCCAATCATGCGCATATCAATAGCCCGCTCAAGTTGCCCCGTGTGCGATGTGAATTTATGGTTATTCTGCGCCGCTGTCTGTACCTCTCTAGCACTAGCCTTTACCGCTTGCCTCAATCTTCTCTCAAAGATTTCACGCGCATTCATGATTATTTCTTACTGGATTTCGTAGACTTTTTCGTGCCGTCTGTTGGCTCTTTGTCTGGCTCTTTATCGCCTACTCCGTCCGTGCCGTCTGTTGGCTCTTTGTCTGGCTCAAATGCAGGCTCTAAAATAAAGCCCTCATCAAGCAATTGTTCAAGAATGAATTCGTCATCTGTATATTTGACTACGTTCATTCTTACAAGTCTGTATTTCTCCATGATGTACCCCCGTTATTAATTAAGCGCCAAAGTTAGCCCATACGCTAGCCAAGCGATTTTTTGGAACCCATACACCGTGGAATTTACGATAATCAACCGCCCAAGCGTCAGCTTGTTGGTTTACTGTAGGGTCGAAAATACGCATTTTATCAGTTTTAGATACTGCAATCGCTGCCGCACGGCTCATAATAATCCAGTTGATAGCTTTCGCACCTGTATCAGCTTTAAAACCGCCCTTTTCTTGGCCGCTAGTTGTGCCGTCATTGAAAACATATTGAGATTTCATACGAGCGCTAGGCACGCCAATAATAGGAATTTCGTTGTAAGTACGAACACGAGTGTTATATGCGCCGTGTGTAAAGTTGGCTACATCGAGCAAGCCTTTATTACCTGCTGCCTCGTTCAAAATGCCTTGAATGCGCGCACTCATTACAATTACAAGGTCGCCAGTTTCACCGATTACGTCCTCAATTTCCATGATTTCCTTGTTTAATTGTTTGATGATGTTTGTATCATCTGGCGTGAATGCGTCTGTTTTGCGACTTTCACGAGTTGCATATGCAGCTACTTTGGAATAACGATAAGCGTCAACTTCTGGAATTACTTGTTCTTTTTGGAACGTAGTCATAACGTTGGTACCTGTTGCGAGGAAGTTCGTTTCATCTACGTCCATGGAATCAAGCAAGAATTTACGGCCGCGGTCTTGCGTAAGTTTGAAATCTTCAAATTTCAAAGATACTGCGCCGCGATTATAACCGTTATCACGATCATAATTTGCCAAGCCGTCAACGGATAAAGTAGGAATCTTAACAGTATCGCCGCCGTTATATTTAACTTCGCCAGCGTTGACTTCCATAAAGCCAGATGTAGCACCTACTAGCATTTGTTGGTCTAGTACTGTTTGAAAGTTTTGAGCCATTTGTAAAGTATTAATTGCCATGTTTTACCTCTTTTCTATGAGTAAATCAATTATTTTCGCTTGGCGGTTTAATGCCAGCAATTTTGAACATTTCGGCAAGTTGTGCGTTTCCGCCTGTTGCATTGCCAGCACCTGCGCCGCTGCCGCCATTTTGTGCCGTTTTAACTGCGTAAGGCTTATCAGCGAGGAACGCCGTCGCACACTCTTCAATAGTGCCAATAGTGCCGTCCTCTTTCTTCCAGCCATACGAGCCGTCCTCTTGCACGCTGATTTGTCCAGCGACTATCTTGCTGAATGTTTGGGCGTCTGTACAATTTGCCTTTGTTAGCGCTGCAATAGTTTGGGCGCTAATTTCTGAATCTGTACGCTTTTGAATTTCGTCTTGTCGAGCCTTTTCTGCTGCCTCATATTTGTCTGTAAGGCCTTTAATTTGCTTTTCAAGTGCAATGATTTCGGGCGTTTTTTGGCCTTTATTCGCCTCGTACTCGTCAACCTTACCTTTTAACTCGTCGCGCGCCGTGGTTAATTCAGTAATTTTGCTTTCAAGTTTTAGGCGTTCCGTTTTCGCCCCGTCATTGATTTTGGAAATCTCGGCTTTAAATCCTGCAACTAGATTTTTACCGCCCTCAATTTCCTCTAATTTTGCGTACAATTCTGCTAAAGTCATGTATCTGTCTCCTTTTCAACATGAATGCGCCACATTTCGTCTCCTGCTAGTTTGTGGCAATATAAAAGGCCCGCACCTTAGCCAGTGCGGGCCTGCAAAAACAATTATTTAATTTTAGCAATAAAAAAGCGCTTACAACATAGTAAGCGCTTTAACTCTCTTCAATTACTTTAAGAATATCTGATGTTTTGATTTCATAAATATTCGAATCGGCATTTTCAACTTGAATATAGCCATCTCCATAAAAGTGTAAGAGTGTTACTTCTTCGCCATTTTTAAGCTTAACAACATCAAATTCTTTCATTCAATCTTATCCTCAGGTTTTACATAGGTACTAATAAGCCTAGGAATTTTTGAGCCTGTATCAATTTGCCACGCCATAACCAACTTAATGCGTCCACCTTTTAGCGAATCAACATATTTGGTTAATTCGTACCGCGTGCCATGCTTATTAACTCCCTTTTCAGTAATTTTAGAATCAACAACTGATCCCCTCAAAAACTGTTCAAATTCCTTTGCCTTACTTAAATTATATCCTAAATACTTTTCAAAAGCTATGGCCTTTGGGCCGCCTTGCTTATGTTCTTTGTTTAAACAGTATTTTGTGATTTTATCATCGTCAATTATGAGCGAATCAATATCGCTGAATGCTTTATGTAACGATTTCGGTCGTCTAACCTCAAATACATCACCACTCCACCCGCGCGCTCGTTCTGTCCATGATTCTTTACCGCCGCTAACAACACGCCTGCCGTGAACGCCAAGAATGCGCTCTTGATTGGCTTTAGATAGCGAATTAATGTATCGCTTTCCACCCTCTTCGATGTTTTCTTTTGCTTGATGTATATCAACCTCAAAGTCATAAACAGGGGCAATCTTACATAAGCAGTGAGGGTGAGCGGGTAGCGTTGGGAATTTATCTTTCGGATATATCCCCTTTCCTAACCCGTAGAAATCAGCGTTTGCGTACACGTCGCATATATCGCATACAGGGTGGCGGCTGTTTAGTTGCCACTTTAAGGCCACTACATCGTCATCACTCTTATAACGTAGCATTTGCCCGTCTGCATATGCTCTTGCTGCCTCTGTGCGTGCTATACGCTCGGCGTTGTATCGCGCTTTCTCTTGCACGGCCACGTTTACCGATTTTGATAAGTCAATCGCACTCGCCTCATCAACGGCTTTTATCAATCCAGTATATGCAGCTCGTAGGCTCGGCGTTGTATTCTGTCGAACCTGCCTTTCTGTTTGGCGTAGTACCTGCTTGAATTCCGCTACTTCATCATCGTTCAAGTGGTTAGGCCATTTTAGTCGCCTAACCATTTCGATATATTTCGGTAGCTTATCCGTTTGGATTGTGCCACCGTTTCCGTATCCCTCAAATATGGCTCTAGCCATTTGCTTGATTGATTTACCACGTTTCAGCGATTGCCGAATCACTTCCGCCGTATCGCGTTGTATCTTGGCCGTGTTATTGTGCAGCCGCATTGATAGGGTTAGGCCGTCGCCTGTCCAAGCCTCTTGCATTGCCTCGCTAATTGACTGCGTAGAGTAATTAAAAGGCATATGGCCCGCTGCGCGATTGGCAACCAGTACACCATGATATGCGGCGTTAAAATTCTGCACCATATCAGCCGTAAGAGGTGCCTCTAACAACTTCATAATAGGATAAGACTTGTACGCCGTTCTAACCGCCATATCTGGCGAATAGCCGAGGTCTATAAGCTCATTTATCATGCGTTCAAATTGTTCGAGTGCCTCGTCAATCGTTTTCGCCGTCGCTGTTTTCTTCATCGTCTACGCCCTCATCATCGTTATGCGGTGCGCCGCTATCTAAATCATCAAACGCTTTATTTTGACGTGCCTCGTCGGCGGCTTGTTGCGCCTCGTTTATGATCGCGTCTTTAACCTCTTTCTCGAGGTTAGGCATGTAAGCGTCAATCACTTTCTTCAAGATTTCACTATCGAATGTATCAGAATTAAATTCTAGGTCTTTCGCCTGTTGTGCCTGTGTTAGGCTTTCCGTTACATCGTTTACTTTGAAATCTCGAGGGTACTCGCAAGAATACTCAATATTATCACCGCTCCATAATTTATAAAGTGCGATAATGTCATATTCTGCGTTTTCGCATTGTACCGCAAAATCAGAAAGTCGCTGATTAGTACGCTCAAAGTCCCATTGTTTGGCTACGCCGCTTTTAGCTTGCTGCACACCAATAACCGAATCAATACCACTCATGCGATACATTTCATTGATTAGCTTATCGATTTGAGCCATAAGCACCTCAGCGGGTCCCTTATCTGGTGCAATAAAGTCGGGCGCCATTGCTGAATCATGAGGGTATGCGAGCAGGTTATCCGTGCCAATTGTTACATCTGAAAGGCCGTTACTATCTACTGGCATAGTCAAGATTGAGAATGTTTGATTGTAGAGAATTTGAGACAATAATGAGCATAGATTATATACATGTGCATTCGTCTTGGCGATACTCAAATACTCGGGCGGTGGTAATATATCCCGCTTACGAGCAGCACGGCCAAACCATTGAATAATAGGAATGCGTCCGATATTATGCTCGCCCTCTCCAATCGTCTTGCCGTCGCCGTCTTTGATACTCCACGAGGTAGGCGTCCAAGTGTGGTAATGCGTTTTGACTGTGCCGTCTGCATTTGCCAAGTATGTCGCATAGGTAAATACAGATAAGCGGCCGTTATCATCGAACGTGAAATTCATTACATTCTTAGGCTCTACCGCTGTTAGGTAAGGCATGGAACGATTAGCCAACGTATCAGCCAATGAGTTGCCGAATTCTGTTACATTGTCAACAACGATGTACATCACGCCGTAGAGTTTCGCAAGCGTTGCATTTTGGCGAGTGAATTCCTGTAATGTAGTCCCCTCTCGGTCTACATCGTTAATGAATTCATCAAATAGTACAGATTTGCTGTACTCCCGTTTGATTTCATCTTTAAAAATAGGATCTACGCTCGCGTTGAGGATAGGCCCTGTATAGTTTAGATAATATGCAATTTGACGCCTAAATTTAATCGAATCGGCTCCCTCTCGTCTGTGCGGTGTGATTGCTGCACCGCTGGCGAACATACCGCTACCATAATAGGCGTCATGCAGTATCTCGTATTCATCTGTTCGAGGATTAGAATAAATAGTTGCCATGTATTCCCCTTTCTAATATATGTTAATGCGGCCACTTCTAACCTGTGGCGCGTTAATCTTCTCCGCTATCCCTGTGAGTGCGTCGGGTGCGTCATCGTGTGCGTTCTTGCCCTCTCGTTGGTATCTCGTAATGTCAGCAGCTAACTGAGGCCACCTATCACGCCAATTCTTAGGCATATATATGTGGTTCATAACCCATGTAGCATTAGACTGAATGCGGGCTATTTTGTTGCCGCTTTGATGAAACATATTAATCACGCACTTATTAGAATTGTATTTCTGTTTGAGTATACTTTGAACGTTGCGGCCAAACCCTCGGCCGCCGTTATTGCTTTCTATATCCGCCACATTCACGCCGTTTCTGTGTAGCATATCCGCTACCTCTGGCTCTGTGGTTTCCATAGCGTCCTTTGTATAGACTACATCAAGCATATAAGCCTCGCCCTCATATACGCCGTATGTAAAGCTAGCTAGGTAATCGCTGCCAGTATCGGCTGTATCTGTATAGTTCTTGATACAAGAAAATAACACATTGCCTTTTGTATCTCTTGGCAATGTGTCATATGTAAGTATTTGCGTATACAAGCACCCTTTGAGGTCAATCGGTACTTGCTGATAGTTAGCGCTAGCTATATCTTCGCCCATTGCGCGAACCTTTGACATATACGAGGCTTTGGATAGCACCTCTTCGCATAGCATTGAGCCGTCATCTTGTAAGGCTTTCATGGTGATGACTTTCGCCTTAAATAACGGGTCATCTTTAAAGTGTTCAATGGCTCGGCCTGCTAAATCATCACTAGCCCAGCGCGTCATGATGATGATAATCTTGCCGCCCTCTTCCAAGCGCGAAAGCATGGTATTCGTAAACCACTCCCAATGTTTCTCTTTCACGCTGGCATTATAGGCCTCTTCGCTGTTCTTAATAATATCGTCAATGATCATGAGCGAACAGCCAAACCCTGTAGCGGTACCTGTCGGCGATGTAGCCAGATATGAATTTGTGTATCCCTCTAAACTCCATAGATGAGCCTGTGCGTCGCCTACTGCCACATGAACGCTAGGGAATACATCGCTAAATACGATAATATCATCGTCGGCCTTATTCTCTTGAATTGCGTTTCTTACCGATTTACTAAACATTTTAGATAATGTCTCGTTGTATGAACCAGTCATTATCTTGGCGGCTGGGTTATTCCCTAGCCACCACTGCGTAAGGTGCTGCGCCGTTAAACTCTTGCCATGTCGAGGCTACGGGGGCAAATTCATGATAAGAACGTTATATTCATCATTCTTGATAAAATGCTCTAGCTCATTACATAACTCGACTAGGTATTTTCTGCTTTTCTTGTAAAAGCTACCTGTCTTTAGTTGGCAATAATAAAAAAACTCGCGCCTTGCGAGTTCCCTTTTAGCTAGTTCTATGATCGTTTCTTTCTTATCTCGAATTTGCATATCCTCACCACCTTTCACGCATTTATGTCGAGTTTAGTCATCGCCGATAAGTTTCTTAATATCAGCCGTATCAATTCCGTCGAATGGGTTCTTCACCTCAACGGCTGCGTCTATGTTCTTAGTGTCTCGCCAATCTGCTGGGCGTCGATTCTTAAGCCAGAATATTAATGAGGTAGAGTTCGGCGCCACTTCCTTAGTAGTTCGTTTCACCTCTACAATTTCGCTCTCGCCTGTATCTGGGTTATATATCCGCTCTTTCACCACTTCGTCATACTTGTAGCCCATAGCACTCTTAAGCAAAGCGTTCTCTACCATAATGTCGATGACTTCCTTGCCTCTTTTTAATGCGTTTGAAAAGTCGGTATATTTTGCTTTCCATGCGTATAAAGTAGTTCGATTAATGCCGATATTGTTGGCTATTTGTTCATCGGTGAGGCCATTACGCGCCCAACCCTCTAGCTTAATCAAATTATCTGGCTCAAGCCATTGCTCATATTTAGGCGTACGCCCTACTCTACGCTTTTTCTTTGGTTCTGCTTTCTTCGTCTTAGTCGCCATAGTCTCACCTCGTTTCTATGAATAGCAAAAGCACCCCGCCGAGTTTCCTGTTACTCGCGCGAGGTGCTTTCTGCCGTTATGCATTATAAGTACTATGAAAGGATGATAAACGAATCGTAAAATCTTTTACAACACCATTCACCACTAACATTATACCATTGCTATATTGCACTGAATATGACAACTTTTTGACAACTTTTATAGTGCGTAAGCCCCAAACAGATATATTGAAAGGTCATCTATCCCTTTTTCAAGCCACCTGTATATGTTCCGCTCTACTGTGTTATGTTTCTCGGCTATTTCGCCGATTGTCATATCGTTAATATAGCGGTCAATTACACACTCACAATAATGTTTACCATTATTTGTGCAGTATTCTTTATACGATACTAGCATTCTATCAATGTGTTCAATGATCAATTCAGTGCGCCGCTTACTGGCAAGAATCGCCTCAATTTGCAATAATCCGCGTCGGTTAAATACTTCGTACAATACTGTTTGCAAATCGCTCGGCGTCAATGTATCTTCGCTTTTGGCAATAGCACTTTTACAATGCGCTTTCATGGCCGTGTACCCCTCGAGCAGCGTTGTAGTATTCTTATAGGCTCGCTCATTCTTTTTGGCAAGCATGTCTTCATTGCGTCTGTTAAATTCAGAAATCGCCGTTTGTGCTGCTGTTTCTGCAGCTATTTTGACGATTTGCTCTACTTCCCCCTCTGTGAAAGTCCTTTGATGTTCCATGCTACCCCCTTAACAGCTGTGAAAGTAAAGTTATAGCGAATATAATCCCTGTAGTCATAGCAATGCTAAACAATACGCATATAATCAGCATGGCAATATTGGATATTTCGCTCATTATCTTGTTTCGCTTTTTGTTATCCAATTCTTACCGCCTTTCCGTTGGTTATTTTATAGGCTGTTTCATTTCCATAATATGCGCCTTTTGGAATGCGTTTGTTTCTTATCAGCCACTGCTTAACCAACTTTTCAACGCCTTGGCGTAGTTCGTCAGTTTCAGCCTTTGATACATTGCTCATCACTTCATCATCGCATGCTAAAATTTCACATTCATCTTTAAGTGCTTCAACTAATTTACCAGCCCAGCCATATGCGCTAGGCCACCACTGCGTACATTCAACGATGTAAAATATATCTTTATTTTGCTCTTTTGCCTTTTGTGCGCCTATACACTTAGCGGCCGCCATGCCTTTGATTTCTTTTTCTTTGGTCCATTCATAATTACCGCTCTCGAATGTAATCAAGTATTTATTCATGTTCTATCACCTGCCAATTTTGCATAACGCCACGGCATAGCTCAGTCTGTATTCGGGTTACTCCATGACGTGGCACCATAACCCCATGTATACACTCTTCCATGTGTATATCTTGCAAAATAACGCTTATGCCACTTTATCCCGTCATCGCTTGTTAATACTCGCGTATCAATCTTTACTTTATCCCAGTCAATAACGTCGAGATACTCACCAATATCAATACATTGCCATTTATCAGCGAAACATGTGCATTTTGTCGGCACTCTCGGCGTCCATACAGTCATGAGCGTGTCACACTTATAAAAAAAATACTCCGCCTTTTGCAACTTCGGCTTTTCTGTAGCCTAATTCGTACCTTATTTTAAATAAATAGTCCGTGAATTCTTTCTTTGCCATATTA